CAGCCTCGCGCTGGCCACCGCGAAACGGATCAGCCGTCAGGCTCATGCCCAGACGCACCGCCTCGACATCGACTGAGCCATCAGCAAAGCGCTGACAGCGTTCGGCTTTGATGGCCTTGTGAATAGCCGTGTCGCTGACGCCGAGCTGGCGAGCGCACTCCCTGACAGAGACACCCGTCAGGTTACGCGCCAACCTACCCATTGTTTATCTATGCAACCTAATTCAAACAATACAAACCAAAGCAAACCAATTAAAAAAACCTGCAAACCCGTAAACCTCGGGGTCCGAATTACCCGCGAGGGGGTGGGGGGTGGGAAGGACCCGCCGATTTTTTGGACGGCATCAAAGCAATGTCATCTGCCGCTTGGGGATGGCAGTGCGCATGGATTCAGCGACCGATCTCTGCAACTCGATTACAAAGCGCTTTTCAATCACCTGCTTGGCAATGCCCGGCACGTCCAACTGCCTGGGATACGTGGGCTTTGACACAAAGATAATCACCGGCTTGATGGCTGAGCCAGCGGCGCCAAAGCTGATGCGTTGCCACACACCCAGCGGCAGGCGGCCATTGCCAGGCCGACCAACAAAGTACTCAAAACCACGCGCCCCAGTACGCTTATTGCCCCTTGCCAGAGCCGAGCGCTTTTTGTCGCTCATATTTGCCGAGTAACCTTGCTCCCCAAACGCCTTGAAATAGGACAGTATCTGCACGATCTGCCCTCTCGACATATTGCCGTAAGCATCCAGTTTTGCGGCACTGCCTGGCAATGCCGCAAAACCAGTGGGCAAAAGGCCAGTGCTTTGCAGCGAACGTTCAAACGCCTTGAGTTTTCGCTCACCGCCATACACCAGCGGTGCCAGATAGTCACGGGCTGATGTGCCCCGACCCATGGCCACCCTGAAGTCCACCTCTGCCAGCAGCTTGCGTTTGGTGGCAGGGTACAAGCGAAAGCCCTTCATGGTGTAGGGCGTGGGCCGGTCGATCAGGCTGGGTAGCTGCCGCTCAACTTCTTCTTTCCCAAACTTTGCGGTGCGGGTCAGTGCCACCGCTGTGGCATAGGGCATCTGATCACCTGCGACCCTAGCCCATTGCGACACCGTGGCCTCCAGATCACTCTTGACGCTGATCTGAAACACTGGCTAGCTCCAAAAGAGAACGCTGCGATTGGTCCCCGCTGGGGATGTTTCTGGGTCTTTCAGAACATCATGGGCTTGGTGCAAGTCGCGGCCAGGAGCCGAAGCCCCTGGCGTTGACACACAACCGTTGCCCGTTTCGGCGGGGTTGTATCAGTTGAATTCGTTGTTTGTGGTTCGTCGGCTTTCGATCAATGCGCGTTGTGCTAGGTTCTCAGCGCGCAGCTTCTCGGTCCGCACCTTGGCCACTTCTTTACGTCGCTGTTTTTCGACCTCATCAACAGTCACAGGCTTTTTTGACTTTGCTGCGGACGCTGCCATTGCAGCCCTCAATTGATGTGAAAAAGTCTGGTAAGTCATTTGTTCGCAGATTTTTGACAGCTAACTGAAATGTACCTAAAAGGTCTATGTTGTCAAACTCTTTTTTGCTTTTTCCTGCGCGATGCGCTTGTCATCAAGCCAGCGCGCAATGGCACGGTCTGCGGCTTCTATGTTGGCTTTGATGGTGGATTCGGCTCGGGCCATGCGGGTGGCGACCTGGTGGCGGGGCAGCCCTTTAACGTAGGTCAGGGTCAGCACCATGTGCAAATGTGGCTGCGACCAGCGCAGGGCAGTCACCGCGTCATTCATCTCGCTGGCGTCCAGGTCAGATATTGGCACAGCCCCATCATTGCCCCCACCCGAGGGCGATAGCCTTGCAAATGTCGTTTGGCGGGGGTATCCCAGACTGCCCGATTCACCGGATGCACACCACCGTGCCCAGTTTTCAAGCCGTCGCTTCACCCACTCAACGCGTGCCATGGTTGCCCCTATGACGCCGGGCAAAAGCCTTCATGGCTTCTTCCGGTACACCTACACAAAAACCGTTTTCAACTGCACTCACCCAGCCATCACCGCGCCGATACACCGCCCGCACGGCCTGATAGTCATCCGCGTCATAGGCCCGGCGCAGGTCCATGCTGGCCTTGAGCTGCAGCTGCACTGACTCACGCCCCAGATTGGCCGCCAGATCCTGCAGCAGCTTTGCCAAGATGGGCATCTGGAGTTTGATGTTGGTAGGCATTGGGAGTAATCCGTCCACCCCGTCCACATGCTGGCCGTGGTGCTGGACGGTGCAAGCTGTTGAATCCATTTACTTTTTTTTCCTTCCGTCCAGATGTCCAGTGAAAACGCGTCGCGCGCACGTATGCGCGCCCGCCCCTGCCTGCGCACCTGCGCCCACACACACGCACATGTGCATGTGTGCGCGGATTTGGTGGCCGTGGTGGACGGATATCAAAATCACAAGCAAAATCAACAGCTTGCACCGTCCAGCATTGCCGACCATCACCCGGACGGTGCTGGACGGCACACCCCACCCGGACGGCCAGACGTGTGCACAAGGCAGGCGCGCAAAACCCCATCGGCTTCGCGCTTCCCATAACTGCCATGGGCTCACACCTGGTCAATACCACGGCGGCACCTCATCATCTGTAACCGGGGCTTGCGCAGGCACCGCCCCGGGCTTCTGAGCCGGTTTCTCGACCTCCAGGCTACGCAGGTAGCCGCGTGGTCTGGCGTTGCCCTCAGACCAACGGTGAGTCTCAAAACCCAGCATCTTCATCGCGTTGCCCACGCTGCGCTGCATAGTCCCCGCCCGGTCTACTTTGCCAATGTCAAGTTTTAGGGCATTGGTCAGCAGCTCATGCGTGCTAAAGAAAGTGCGTTCATGGTTTTCCAGCAGACGACCACCTTGCAGGGTGCCGTCAAAACCCTCCACCATCTGTTTGCTGTGCACATACCTTGACAGTGCGTCATGCCACACGTCCACAAACTTCCACTTATCCTGCTCAGGGAAGAAAAGCCGCGTTTCCTCATCCTTGGTCGGGTAGCGCCGGGCACCAGCCTTGTAAAGGTGCACCGCCTCGGCCAGCAGCTGCGAGCGCTGTGCCATCATCCTGGACACTTCGATATCAGCGCAGTGCACCACCCAAAAGCGCCGGTCACCCGTGGCATCACGAAGAAACTCACCCTGGTTGGTGTCACCCGTCAGCACGCAGTTGCGCGGGAAGGCCTGGAAGCCCTTGGCATACGGCGGCCTGAACCGGTCGGTTCTCTCCGTAATAAACCCTTTGATGGCGGTTGACTCCGAGCGGCTCAGCGAGTCCAACTCGTTAAAGTTGAAAATCAATCGCCCCTGCAGCGCTTGCAGCGCATCCTTGTCGCCAATGCGGAACGACCCCGCACCGTAGAAGTCACCGCCCAGCACCTGCAGCACACTGGACTTGCCCAAGCCCTGCGCCCCCTGCAGCACCAGCATGTAATCCATCTGGCACCCAGGCTCAAACACACGGGCCACCATGCTGAGCAAAAAGAACTCACTCACCAGCTGCACATACGGCGTTTCAGCCGCGCCCAGGCAATCAGACATCCAGTGTGGCAAACGGCGAATGCCGTCCCACACGTGTGACTCAAAGTCCTCTTTGACCGGGTTGTAGGCGTTGTCGTGTGCAGACATCAGCACAGCCTGCTCGATGGTGACCGGGTTGCCCACAATCAGCCCATGGCGGCTGGCCACGTATTCAGCCAGGCGGATGTCGTCCAGCACTTCTTTCCACTGGCCGGGCTTGCCACCCCACGGCGGCACACGCACCTTGTCGATCTGCTGGCTGAATTCGTTGTACCGCACCAGCTCGCGCAGGGCCGGGTCGTTTAAGAGGGCAAAGTACACGTTTTCACGAATGCCCTTGATCTCAAACTTGTCAGTCAGGTACGGAAAATTCAGGCGCGGCGAGCCATCGTCTGCCCCACCACCGCCGCCATTTCCCCCATCTCTGCCGGGAGGCTTGGGGGTCGATTTTTTTTCTGCCTTCGGTTCTGGCTCGGCCATCAGCTGCGCACGCGCCACCGCAATGCCCTCGGCCACGTGCAAGTCATTAAAGTCGGTCAGATCCTCGGCACGGCCTTCAAACTTTGGCAGCACCACATGGCACCCATACCGCTTGGCCGCTGCAAAGGCCTTGGCCCTGCCCGCGTTCTCGATCTTGAGCATGGCGGTGGTGCCATCCACCGTGATGGAGCCTTCGATGTGATACACATCACATTTGTCCTTGGCCCAGCGTGCTTTCAGGTCCACCACCTTGCCGTCGGGCAGCTCCCAGTGCATGTCTCGCAGCCCGCCAGCGCTCTTGGCAAAGTCAGCCTGCTTGACGCCCACACCATGGTCCTGCAGCCGCTCACACAGGCGGCGCACCAGGTGGCGGTCATCGTCGGCAAAGATCACAAAGCGCTTGTCTGGGTACAGCTTGCGCCAGGCGGCGATCACAGGCATCAGGTTGCCTGCGTCAAAGCAGGTGACCACCGGCCAGGCCGTGGCCATGTGCCCACTGGCGCAGGTGGCATAACCCTCGCCGAATCCAATGGGGAACTCGTCGGCCAGCTCACCGAGCAGGTGGAAGTGCCCCTCTTTCACAGTGCCAGTGCCAAACACCTTGCCACCGTCTTTGCTGATCCACTGCAGCCCGTGCAGGTTACCAGCCAGGTCCACCACCGGCACCACCACCGAGCCAAAAGCAAAACGCACACCATAGGCGCCCACCTGCTTGCGCTGCAGGTACTCACTGGCGCCCTCTTCCCGGGCGCGGGCCCACAGCTTGCTTGCCTTGTCTACAGCAGCGGCGGCAGTAGCGCGGCGCTCTTCGTCGGCCTCTTTCTCGATAGCCTTTTTGCGCTCTAGCCAGGCGGTCTTTTCAGCGGGCGACCACTCTATCTGGGTCGGCTCAACCGTCCAATACTCGTCGCGGATGCCGTAAATGCCCACCACAAACTTTGTGCCAGACTTGGGCGACGTCCACTCATGCAGCACCGCCCAAGCGTTCTTTTTCTTGGGCTTGCGGGCATCGCCTGCCCAGGTGATCTTTTTACCCGTCGTCTCCAGACCCTTGGGAGGGGGAACAATGTCCCGCTCGCGCATCTGGTTCTCGACATCTTCAATGGATAGTGCCAAGCCGCCCCCGAGGAATCAAATTCATGTTGGTCTACCCACCCCAGGCCTGCAGGCACTGGCCCAGCAGCACTGGACCCGGCTGGATCAATGGCGCGGACGGATCCGCAGGGGCATACAGCGCCACAGGGCGGTTTCGGTAGTCCACACGCCGCTCGCCCACAATTTCCAGACGACCACGGCGTTTAAGATTGGGCACGTGCTGGCGGGCAGCATCACGGCCCACACAGGCCTTGGCCGCAATCTCGGCCAGGGAGGCACCACCGGCCTCAGACTCAGCGGCCAATAGCCGGGCGGCACGAATCAGCGCCTGGTTGACGTCACCAGCGGGCCTCATTCGTGGTCACCTGCAGGGTCTGGGTGTTTGCAAAACACCTCAAATGCCAGGGCCAGCAACTCAATCGTTTTACGGTTGATGTTTTGGCCCAGCACCTCCAGCTTGTGACGCTCGCCCTTGTTGATGTCATCGTTTTTGACAGCGTCTTCAAACGTCTCACACAGGTGGCCAATCTCGACATACAAGCCGTTGAACTTGCCCCGCAGATCCTCGTTGCACACCGTGCCGCACTTGGGCATCTGCACAAAGCAGCCACCGGCCTGCATCGCCACCGCCTCGGCCCACAGCGTGGTGCCAGACACCACCTGCATCTGCTGCGCCAGGTCCACAGACACCGTCTGCCCCTTGCGCTCGTAGATGCGGTTTTCAAGCGCCTGCCGGGTCATACCCAGCGCTGCGGCCATCACTTCCCAACTACCAGGGGTGGCTTTGATCATTGCTACATAAACGCTACGCATAGCCACAACCTTTCATAAAACGTGGTGGTTTGCAGACCCACCTTGCGTGGGCACACTGCAGGCATGTGCCAAATAAAAACCACCCACCGCCCCAACACGCCAGGCAGCGCGCACCTGCCCGCGCGCGCTACTGATGACAAGGGAAAAATCACCACGACAGACGTGCCGGGTTGGGATGCGGTGGGTGCAAAAAAGGCGAGCGCCCCGACCGTTGGACAATGGCGT